ACACCCGCAAGTTCATTTATCAAGTCAAATGCAGAACTTGAAGATTGAATATTAACATTGCAAGAAAATCTGGCTTCCTGTCCGCCGAAGCCATCATCAACAAGAGTATTTGCAAATTTTGATGCAGTAACGAAAGAAAATAAATCAAGGTTTGCATCCGCAATATGTGTTCCGAATCCGTACCTCTCAGTAGTTAAAAGATCAAGCAAAATCATCGAAGGACATGAACACCAAACCGCCGAACCCATAACACCATTAAAAATGTATCCGTCAGGATAGACAATTCGGCCTGTTGCAGAATCGACAGTAGGTGTTCCTGAACTAGAAGCACCGGCGCCCGGAATCCTTACTTTGATACCACGGATGCGGAATTTCCGGCGGGGGATTGAACTAAACTGTTGAGAGTCAAGCCTTATTGCGTTATAGGCTGAGTTTGCATAAGTACTTGCATCGTCAATTATTTCTGCAAAACTTGTAAATTGAAAACTATCAACCAATGATGAATCTGTTGAATCTGCCGTAACTCTTATAACTCTTATATCAACGGGAAAAGAACCTGTAATTTTTACTGAATAATCTTTTTGATATGCGTCAGCGGTTCGACCTGTGATTGTATCTTCTATAACATCTGTAAAACCTCCCGAATTGTATTGAACAGCAACTTTTAATTGAACTGTTGAACCTAAAAGATCGCCTTCGTTTGTTGCTTTTTGTATTTGTGGAAACGATATTGAAACTTTTATCCGATCAACATTTGTATTTGTAATTTGTCTTGTTACTGGCGAAGCCGCTGTTACTGTAACGCCAACAGGTGTTATTGAAGAAGAACTTTCAATACCATCAATTTTTGTCTGGTTTGCAGTTCCGAAACGTGGCGTAAAAGTAACGTTTTGAAAATTAAAATCGACATCTTGTGGACTTGAAGAAGATGCTGTTGCTTTTAAAACAGGGGTATCGTTTAGAAAAACATCTTTTAAATATGCGTTGTTATATGCTGTTGAAGTGCGATCTGTTATACCTTCCTTTGAAGCCGTTGCAGAACCTTCAATTTCGCCTTCTGATATAAGGTCAAGAAAAGTTGCAAATTGCTTACTGTGAAGCGTATCAGGGGTTCTTGTCGGTTGTCTTGGGGGCGGCGGCGAACCTCCACCACCTGAACCGCGAATAATTTTTCTTTTATCGGTCATGCCTGAACTTGCTCCGTATCAACACCGCCAGAAATTACAACTGAGCCAGTAAAAATCTCCCCGTAAACAATAGGAACAGGCGTCCCCGCGCGGCTTGTCTGTTGCGTTCCTGAAAAGCTGAACGACAAACGCGGGTCTTGTTCACTTGAAAATTCAGGCATTTTTGGCGTAGGAAAAAGCATCCCACTTACACCGCTAAGAACTAAACTTGCACCGATAAGACCAAGAGCCGCCGAACCATATGCCCCTGCCGCATATAAACCTGTTGCACCTATCAAACCACCTCCACCCGCTAATCCCGCACCTGAACCGCCTGCAAAAAGACCCGCACCCATCGGCGTGAATGATAAACCTATCAAGGCCACTCCAAGAAGCACTTTTCCGAAATTACCCCCCGAACCTGAAATAACAGGTACAAAAGATATATCTGATTTACCAATAGGATTGTGAAGCTCGTCCGCACCAATCTCTTCCTCATTAGTTATGACTTTATAATATCTATTTGCCATATGACTTTCCAGTTGCGGAAAATTATTTATAAGAAAACTTACGGCTTGAGCTACATTAGAAACATTTATGTCTTCAAATTCTTTATGACCGACTTGTTTTGCCAGTTCTCCATATAACTTAATTTTGCGAAGCATAACGTAACCTCATTCCTGTGCATTTTAACAACCAAGGGTTGTAAGGTTCTTTACAAGATAGTCTATCTCTTAAATGATGTATTACATCGCCATCTACAAAAATCGCCACATGATTCAATCCGACAGCGCCGATTGACATAAATAATAAATCGTTATTTTTTAATTTTTCGTCATTTTTTAATTCAACAAATCCTGTATCTTTCGCGCATCTTTCAAACATCGGGTCATCTTGAAATTCTTCAGGTGTTGTTGGCCTTTCCCAATCTCTAAGTTCTACATCTAATTTTTCTTTGTAATATCTGCGAACAAGTGACCAACAATCAGAAACACCCCAAACCCAAGGCAAACCGATCATATCTGGTTCATATCCTGACGGGGCATATTCGCCCCATGTTTCGGT